CATGATAATCATCTTGGTTAAGATAATCATCTTGGTTAAGTTGTTCAAGAGATATTATTGTTTCTGTATTATCTACAATATCTTTAATTTCTAAATTAGCCCAATCGCATTCACTTTCTTTGTGGTTTTTTAAAATCATAAGATTTGCTACCACTTCAGAAATATCCTGTTGGTCTGAAATTTCTACTTTATAGAAAAACAATCCACCACGATTTAAGTCTGTAATACATATTGTTTTTATTGTCATAATTAAGTTCTCCTTTTTAATTAATTACAGCAGCAATTATAACATTTTTTAGGTCATGTTTGATCTGTTTTTTTAATTGTTATATCTATAACAAGTTTAATAACTCCAGGAATTTTTTATTTTATATATTTTTAAAACGCAAAGGGTCGCACATTTTTAGAACGCAACGGCTCGCAAATTTTATTTAGAACGCAAAAGGTCGCAAGTTTGGGATCTTAATTAACTCTAGTGCTTGTTTTGATCAAAAAAAAATGCAAAAGGTCGCAAAATCCGAACATTTTATAGTTCAAAAATTTTTGGTCTTGGGTGGGCGAGGTGGATCAAGACAATAAAAGAGTGTTTATTGAGTGTTTGTTTTATCTATGCTTATCATTAAAGTTTGTCTATTATTTGTTGGAGAAGTGTATAAAAGTATAGTATAATTACCTTGTATTTAATTAAAAGGAGAACAAATATGAATACAAAAAAAGAAATAGTATTAACCAAAGTTGTTGGCAACGATTGGTGTGATTGGAGATTAACCAAATGTAAATTTAACAACAAATGGACTGAACCTATCCTAGAATATAATGATTTTAGAGGAACAGGAAATAATGAATGGGGTGTTGTAGAACTCTTTGAACATTTTTCTATAGGAGATATTGAATATCTTAAAAAAGAATTTGGTATTAACTTTCCGTTAATGTATGAAGATACAAAAGAAGAATTAATACAAACAAAAGAGTTAGTTCAATTTACAGAAGATAGAATTTATAAGGGGGAAGAATGAATACAACATTTACTGAATCAACAGAAGATTCAAGAACAGCAAAAAGGATTAATGAACTAGAACGAAATATATCCACATACAAATCTGAACTAAAACGCTATCAACAAGAATATCAAAAGTTGATACTACAAGAAATCAAAAAAGACATGGAGTTAGAATTTAACGAATGGTTAGATATGCCTGATATTAAAGAAGTAATGCACGATTATATTATCAAGGCACTAAACCATTACAACATTAATAATAAAACCATACTTAAACTAGAAAGCAAACTAATAGAGTTTTGTATCAAAATGGGGGTTAAATAATGAACTTATCAACAAAAGAACTTGCTATCGTTAGCAAACTAATAGACTTAAACCATGAGTATTTTCAAGCCAAGAAAATGCACAATCCAATTAAAAACCAAATTAATGACAATTTAGAATGTTATGAATCAGCTATAGATTTTGTAGTAACACAAAAAGATTTCGTTAATTTGCGATACAAAGTTGAAGATTTTTTTAACCAAGTGGGGGAAGAATGAAACATTTTAAAGAAAGAAAATTTAGTTTGTTTAACTATATGTGCGATATTCTTTATGACTTTTACGAAAGAAACGAACTAGAGCATTGTTGTGCTTTAGAAAGCAGAATAGGTGGAAACTACAACACGGAAGAACAAAAAGAATGGTTGGAAAGGTTTGGCGATATTTGGGATAGAGTTGAACAAAGAGAAATTAATAAGGGGGAGAAATGAACAACATAACAACAAGAAAAGCAACACCACAAGAACAAGCATATTTAGATAGGATTTATGGTCTTACAAAAAACCAAGAAAAACTAACCCAAGATTATGATATTTATTTTTATCATAGTGGTGGTGGTTTTAGGCACTTTGTTTTTGATCTAAATATTGCTGATACATGGGGAGATAATCTTTTTTGGTATATAAATTCCATGTCAGAAAAAAGACAATTGCCAATAAAAGAAAATGAAAAATGTTCTTTCTATCTGTATTACGAACAATGTTCTGATCCTATCATAGATAAGATAGCAGAAATCCATAAACAAAATAATGAAGAAAAATATTTTGATCAAGGACATATATACATTTACGACACACTTAAAAATGGTGTGCCAAAAATGAAAGCAATAACTAAAGAAATAGAAACACTTATTAAGGGGGAGAAATGAATACAAAATCTACTAAAGTAAAAACATTTGAAGATTATAGTATGGTCACTTTTGACAGAACTGATATCAATATGGGTGGTATTAGATATACAACAACAGAATATTTTTGGTGTCAAATTATTGCAGAAGATATGCCAAAAATGAAAGAGTTGTTGGGAGACAGACTTTTTGAATGGGCATTAGATGGTGGTAAAACTATTGAAATACCTGAAGATGAAGTTTGGGGGGAGAAATGAAAATATTAAAATCCACATGGGAGAACGGAAAAATATCTTGTCAATTATGTGGCAAGAAAGAAGATGAGAGAGCCATACAAGAACAAGCAGACTTAAATGTTTGTGTATCTTGTGAGGGTTTGTATGAAGATAAAGAACTTAACCAATTTATAAAGGAGAATAAAAATGGGTAATAGAGCAGTAATAACAATAAAAGAAAATGACACACCGCAAGAAGATTGGCAGTCGCTATATCTTCATTGGAATGGTGGCAGAGATTCAGTAGAGCCTTTACTCCATGTAGCCAAATTATATGGAGTTAGGTGTCAAAATGATCCAAGTTATGCGATCGCAAGGCTATCGCAGATCATGGGAAATTATATCGGTGGAACACTATCTATTGGAGTAGGCACTTATAAACAGCTTGATACTGATAACTTTGATAACGGAGTTTATGTCGTAGAAAATTGGGAGATAGTTGATAGAGAGTTTGCTCCTGAATACGAACAACAAGAGTATGACTTCAACTATATGGTCGCAGATATTAGAAGTGTAAATGATGAAGTCTTTGGTTATGAGGAGAAAGCAAATGAAAACAATAACTAAAGAATATACAGTTTATGATCTTGAAGATTTAAAACAAGATGATGAACTATGCGACAAAATATATCAAAAATTCTGGATTGATAACGGAGATAATATAAATACTTGGGCAGATGAAAACCTAGATAGTTTTAAATTATTTGCAGATACTTTAAACATGAAATTTAATTGCTCGTTATCTAATGGAGAATATTCAGATAGAAGTTGTTATATAAAATTAGATACTTCTAATTATCATTATATTTCACCTAACAAAAGAGCAGAACATATATCTTTATTACTAGAAAATTATCAAGGTAATGGATATTGTTTTTGTGCTGATCTAAAAGTTTATGCAGATAAATTAATATCTGAATGGCCTAAAAACTATTCAATAAACGACTTTGCACAAGATATACAAAATAAAATGTTTGAAATGTGGTTTGCAGATAATCAAGACTACTTTTCTAAAGAAACATTTTTAAACTATGTTGAATCAAACAAATGGGAGTTTGATGAAAACGGAAATTTATTTTAAAGGAGAAAGCAAATGATTAGCATTGAGGATCTTAAATCTTGGGTAGAAAAATTTGATAGCGAAGCAGAAATAGATTTGCTACTTGATCTGCTCAATAACAAAATAAAAATTGAATCTATGCTTGATAGCATAGTCGCATACGCACAACAAGACTATGAGAACGCAAAATACTTTCGCAAAGAAATGTATCGCAAAAACCAAAAACCATATTGCCTGGAGTGTAAGTCTTTAAATGTAGCTACACATGATCAAAGTGGTAGTCCAATAACAGACTTCGCAAATCGGAATGGTTTTTGTTTTAACTGTAATGACTTCGCACAAATAAAGGGGGTGTCAGATGATATTTAAAATAACTTATTATGATGAAATAGAAGCTGAAACAGAAGATGAGGCTTATAAAATATTACGAAGGCAATTAGCATCTGATGTTAAATTTGGAGATATTAGTTGTTTTGAATTTGAAGAAGTAATAGAGGGGGTGTCAGATGACAATAATAGAAATAATTAGCTACACAATAATAAGTGCAGTTATGCTATACACAATTTATAAAAATGAAACAAACATAAGGGGGAAATAACTATGTCAACATATTACAGACCAACAAGGCCAATACCTTTGGCAGATATAAAGAACAATAAATCTTTACAAGAGCAAGGATTTACTGTTGTAGAAAAAGATCGCAAAAGAACTAGATATTTTATTTGTGAAGAAAATTGTTTGCACTTTGCTACAGACAAGCAAGACAATGTCATTGATCTATTCCGTTATGGTGGCAACAATGAAGACTACATTTTAGATCCTCTTGCAGAAGAATTTAATGTAGCTTTCATTTCAGAATACGAGGATGAGTATGCAGACTATGATCATCCTGATACTCCTGTTATAAGCATAGCAGTTGGAGATTTATTTGATACAGCAAACAGCGAGGATATTAAAAATGATAAAACCAAATAACTTGGAGTGGCGAATCAAACTAGCAGAACAAGAGCTAGAGTTCGCAAAAGAAAATTTAAACCGAATACAACAACATCTATTTCTACTTAAAGCAGAAAAAGATCAACAAAAGGAGAGAAAAAATGTCAACAAATTATGAGCCATTAAAAGATTTATCTTATAAAAAGATGAAAAGGGTATGCACAGATATTGAATTTGTGAAGAATGAACACTCATGCAACAAATGGGGAGAGATCATACACAAAGATGGAAATTGGCTACACTTTTACGAAGTCAATAACAAAGTGTGTGGCTTTACTAGGTATGGCCGAAATGATGTTGAGGATATGATCGCACACATACAATTCAAAATGGGTGTGCCTATCTATGATGAGTATAGTGATGAATACTATGAACTATGGCTCAGTAATTTAACAGAAGAAGAACGCAAAGAATATGAAGAGGAGCTGAACAATGACACAGTATAAAGATAAAGTTGAATACCAACGCAAACTTATTCGCTTGGAGAAGTGGAGAAAGGATATTAAGATGATACTGCATGAACGCAAAAGCGAGGATCGGCCTTGGAAATTTCATGTCAAATACAATGATGACAGCGAACTAATCCAATGGTCTAACACCAACCATGAACAAAAGATTCCAAGTCCACACACGACAGAAAAACTATTGGACATGATGGAATTAGATGAACACGAATACCAAAGGAAACTATTTGATAAAAAAAGGAGAGAGAATGAGTAGAGAAATAGCAAAAATAATATTACCAAAAGAAATGTCTGATCAGGAATTGATATATGAATTACTAGATACCATTAAAGATGATGTATTTAGCAATCAATTAACACCATTACATACACTCTTTGAAGTGTTAATAAAACGATCAGACAATCGTGAAATTTTAGAACAATATTTATCATAAGGAGAGAGAATGAACTACAAAATAACTAAAGATGTTCCTATCGTAAGCGACAGGAAAAAATACAGGAACGCATTTACCCAAGCACTCAATAGCCTGGAGATCGGAGATGCTATAACAGGTCTTACTAAAAAAGAGGCCTACAAGTACCGAATGAATTTCTATACCAAGAACTTCAAAGAACGCAAGTTCTGTTTTTGGAGAGATCCTATCAGTAAAAAATACACAGTTCAGAGGACAGCATAATGGCAATACCTCAAGAACAAGAAACAATAAAAATTAATTATGTGGTATTACATAAATATTTAATTAACTATTTAGAAATGATGTCAGATCAAGTTATAGAAGATTGTAAAAAATTTGATTCTTATAACCAAAATAATATTACAGGTATGGCTTGTGGTTTTGAACTGTTAATACAAATATTAGATGATGATTTTACAGAGAATGTAATTAAAGATTCTTTGACACAACAAAAAAAGGAGCAAGACTAATGGACATGAGTTTATTCGCAGTCGTAGGTATAGTGCTACTCATGGTCTATGCCATGTTCCAGGAAATGTAATGTCGTTTGAGAAAGGTTTATCGGAGTTGCAAAAGCTAGTGCAAGAACTAGAACGCAACGACATATCACTTGAACAATCAGTAGAAAACTTTGAGAAAGGTATCAAGGTCGCAAAATATTGTGAACGCAAGTTAAAGGACGCAGAAGATAAGGTTAAGGCTATTCTGGATCAGACTGATCCTCAATAGTCTTATCATCTTTAACTTCCTCAGCCGTGCCAAGTATGATCTGATTCTGCAAGACTAACTCTTGCAATCTACTTTCTAACTGCTCTCTGCTCATGTTATCTATCTTGTGTATCTTCAGCTCCTTTCTATCCACCATAAGGCCTGCAAGTTTTGCCCTCGCAATCTCTGCCGTGACCGCAGGCCCATAACTCCCATCTGCTAAAGACACATCTCTTATCTCTGCTAACTTATTCGCTATGCCCTCAAAAGTAATTTCATTCTTCTTCCTTTGAATAGCTTTCAAATCTCTAATCTTTTCTTGCACGTGTTCATAACCCGGCTCACTCAATAACCTAGTCGCAGCAACTCCCGGATTCTCATAGCCTGCAAGATGAGCACACTTCGTTTGGTTGTAATCCTGATACACCATGAGATCAATAAATTTCTCCTGTTTCTTTGTTATTTTTTTCTTTCCTGCCATGTCTAAATTCTCACTATATTTCTCTTAGAGAAACCTATCTCTCCTAAGTAAAGGTGTATGTTAATACACACCTTTCTATAGTTCTCTATAGAGATGCACAACCGCACAACTGCACATACCTGTAGGAATGGGGGTTTCAAGCGTGCCTGTGCGTATGTGCAGGCATGTGCAACTGCACAACTGCACAACCACCTAAACCCTGTAAGAATGCGTGATACAGAAGGGCATGTGCAATCGGGCTTTTCTGCATTGCACAGCCGTTTTTGTATAATTTTTGCACAATCACCCTTGCGTTTTGTTGTTGTCACTTTCTCTCCTTTGTGTCTTTTTTTACCAAATATTTTCTCAAAACTTTCATTGAATTTATTACGATCTTTTGTGCGATCACGACTGCCTTTGCCACCATGCCACTCAGTCATCTTCACTTTGCCATGCCTCTATTTGTTCTAGTAATGCCTCAGGATCTACTAGCTCGTTTCTGCTTTCGCATTCTTCTAAATAATCTTTGATCATTTGTAGTATGTTCATTCTATCTCCATGTTTTGAAAGATATGCTTTATAACTTCTACAGTCCAGCCGTTGCCAAGCATCTTATATCTTTGAGTGTTGCTCACATGATCTGTGTAATTGTCTGGGACTGTCTGCAAGCGTTCACATTCTAGGGGAGTGAGCTTTCTCCAGGTAAGGTCTTCTTGTTGCACTCCTGTAGCATGAAATGTGCCTTGCCTTTCAAAGTTTGCTCTTGATGATTTGTAATACTGCGACTTAATTGTTTGTGATTTATCAGGTAAGTTTTTAATACTTATCTCATGATCTTTATTAAGACTAGGTGTGACTGTTCCGACCTTGCCATCCTTTCTAGGCTCTAATTTCTTTGCTCTGAAAGGTGTATGATCTTTACCTGTTTGTTGCCTTACCATCTTACGCATTGCTTTAGCCTCATCTGTTCTCACCTCTCTGTAAGACTGAACGGCCACCTTCGGCTCACGATTACCACCTTGACAAGTGTTGACTGTAGGCGACTTACCATCTGGACTATAAACTCGTTTGAGTATGTCATGTCCGTTGATGTCTACTGCAACGCCTACTTGTTTGGGCTTTGTTTCTATTTTATGGGACTTATCATTCTCATCATAAACATATCTTGTTCCTTCAGGTAAATTATTCATATCATCAACAGGTATCATAGTTTTTTCTTTTCTATCTCTACTCCTGTTAGGTCTAGCTGCATCATATTGTGCTGTTAAACAAAATGATTTACCTTCTTTTGTTGTCATAGTTTCTATCATCTGCTCTTTGTTTATAGGTTTCTGTGGAACTAAGGTCATACCATTATTGCCTGCACCCTTATACATAGTCGCTGTCATACACAAAGACTTTTCATCTTCATTTTTGTAGTGCCTTTGATTTCTTTCAGTATCTTTTACAGGGCGTTCATCTGTTTCGGTTTCCAATATATCCCTAAGTACAATACCTCTATCTTCTGGCTGTTTGATTCCGGGTATGTTAGTCCAATAGTATCTTTGCCTTGACTGTGCTGATAGTAAAGAGCTATTTATAAAATGAGGATTAATCATGACATTATCAAGTATGTCTTTAAACTCAGGTGCAACATCATCTGCTTCATAACAATCTGATACTTGTTGGGTTATGATCTCTAAAAACTCTTTCTTCATTCTGACATTCTCTAGTAAGAAATACTTTGGTTTAATCGCTTTGAGTAAGCGTATGAACTCAAAGAACAATGCTGATCTAGGATCGTCAAAGGCCAACTGTTTACCTGCAAAACTAAACCCCTGACATGGACTGCCTGCAAGCATGAGGTCTACATCTTTATAATCTTTAGGATCTAAATTACATATATCGCCCACTTGTTCTATGTCTGGATAGTTTGCTGCACTGACTTGCATAGCATACTTATCTATCTCACTTGCGTAATACTTCTCTACAGGTATGCCAAGCTGATCAAGGGCGATACGGCCACAACTCATACCATCAAATAAACTTAATACTTTCATTGTTTCTCCCTAATTATATTTATATTTGTAAACACATTTGTCAATCTCCTAACTGCTATCTTTATGTAATCATCACTAAGCTCACAAAGAACTGTATCCCTTTCATGAGAATCGGATACCTTTGCTGTTGTGCCACTACCAGCAAACGGATCTAAAACTGTGCCAGGTTTTGTTTCATCAGTTTTGCAATCGCATTTTTTTTGTGGGCCTAAATCTATTGGTGGATTTTCTCTATTATATTTATCTAATACTCCACCAACCTTTCTATCATCTAAACCACTTCTTTTGTTTCTCTCTACCTCTAATTGCTTTGGCTTTTGCATAACTCGTTCATAGGGTTTGCCACACTCAACACATATCTTTTCAGGACAACCAGCTAATACGCATGGCTTTATTAAGTCTGGGGGAAAGGTAGCAAAGTGTGCCTCTTTAAAAGGTTTAGTATTAACAGTCCATACTGATCTTTTGTTTCTTTTTTCATAAGCACCCATGTTTTTAAAGCCACCCCTTACATCAAATCCATCTATGCCTTCAACAGATTTACCTACATTCTTTGCACTGTTAGGCTTACCTCTTTCTCCTTTGGAGTTGACTGTCACTGATTCTTCTTTAATTGCTTCATTATCAAAGTAATACTTAGGGCTTTTACTAAATAAAAATATATACTCATGTGCTTTAGTGCATCTATCTTTTACACTTTCAGGCATAGGGTTTGGTTTTTGCCAAATAATATCTTGTCTTAGTATCCAACCATCGTCTTGCATAGCAAAGGCCACACGCCAAGGCATACCGAGTAAACTTTTAGGTGGCAACCCTGTTCTTTCTTTTATTGTGCTATGACTTGATATGTCGCCATACTTTTTTTGCATCTCTGTTGATCTATTTGTTGATCCAACATTTGCGTTGGTGTTAAACCCTTTGCCGTTTTGAGCTCCGTAACTATCGCCTATGTTCAACCATACTGTGCCATCATCACGAAGGACACGCTTTACTTCTTTGAAAACATTAACCAAGTTATCTACAAATTCTTTAGGAGTTTCTTCTAAACCAAGCTGTCCTTCAACACCATAATCTCTTAGTGCAAAGTATGGCGGACTTGTTATACAAGTATTTATGCTTTGATCCTCTAGCTGTTTTAATGAATCAAGACAATCTCCTGCGTATATGTCTATCTTCATCCTCTCTCCTTATAATAAACTCTTACCATATACTTTCTTACAACTGCTACCAAAGTAAACACTGATACTTGTATTACAGATGTAGCTACAAGACTAACCTCAAGATAGCTACACAACCTAAGCAAACCATAGCTGATTGGAAAAGATAATACTAATCCAATGCCAACATCATTGACTGCTTCTTCCATAGAGTCTTTATCAATCTTCATCCCACGGCCTCTTCATTTCATTGTCTGCTAAGTAATACCATGTGTTCTTACCTGGAACATTGTGACTCTTGACCCTCTCGCCTAAATACTTTTGCACATAGCTGACTGCATAACGAGCAGCCCTTTCGCCTGATGCTAGTTCGTTTTCTTTGAGTGCTTGTCTTGCTAATAGTTCTAGTTCTTTTCTTGAGTAGAATTTTTGTTTGCTCATAGCTGATGCTACTACTCTTGCAATCTCTACTTCGTCTGGACTATCTTGTGCATCTACCACTCTGAAGTGTCCTCTTTCAAAATCAAAGTATGCTAAGTGTTGCTCAGGCTCTCTTGCATTACGAGCTTCATAGAATAAAGTTATGTTTGGCTTTTTGCCTGACAGCTTGATGCCTGAATCCATCCAACCTGCAAAGGCACTACCACCTCTAGCTGACATGAACGACAAATCATCTGCTCTTTCTTTGCCTGTGTGGTGTGCAATGATAACTGCCACCTTGTATAGTTCAATGAGTTTATCTACCCTTGATAACATTTCGTGTATCTCTGAGTTAGAGTTTTCTTCGCCACTAAAAAAATTAATAATAGGATCAATCATAACCAAGTCAGGCTTATGATATTCAATACTCTCTGCGATAGCATCTATGTCACTGTCCCTCATCAAGTTCTTTCTTAATCTACCTGATGCTATAAGGTTTGACTTGCCTATGTTGTATAGTTCTGGATCATGATGAAAGGGTTGATAATACATTTCTATTCTTTTCTTTAAGAACTCATGGATAATCTCTGCTTGTAGCCACATAACTTTGAGTGGTCTTGAGAAAGATCTACCCATAAACTCTGTGCCTGTCGTGGCTGCTGCTGCAAAAGCACCCAACCAATGCGACTTACCTATCTTTGGTTTACCAAGCAACAATACTCTTGACTGTTCAAATACAAAAGCATCTCCCCAATACTGCTCAATCCTCTCTGAATCCATAGCATCCCAAAAAGGATCATTGAAAGGCCTAAGCCCTAGTGGATCACTGTCAACTACATTTTCTTTCTTTGCTTGTTCAATAGGATCTTCTTGATCCATGATTTCTTTTAAATCATCTGTTAGTTGTATCTGCCATTGGCTTGTATTCCATTTTTGTATACCACTTTCTTCGTTAGGATTTCTTTTCAGATGTCCTGTGCATATACTTTGGGTTGTGTTTAAGACTTCTTGCACACTCATAGGTGGAGTATTCGTTTGATTCCAATCAAGTGCTTTAATAACAACCTCACGCATACCCCAACCCTCTAGTATCCATTTGCCTACTAGCCTGGCGAGAGTATCATTACGCATTCCTGTTTGAACACCATCTGTTGTTAGTGGTGTCTTGCTATCTACATTGATCTTACCTGTGTTGTTATAGTCATAGATAACATTCATGTCTTGACTTGTTAGCGTTGGCAAATCGTCAAGCGAATCTAATACAGCTCCATCAACTACTTCAAATTTATAATTAAAAGAAGGGCTGACCATAACATAACCACCCTCTCCTCTTATATCTAGTTTACCTGTGGTGTTTCTAATCTTTAGATCATCATTGATTGCATAGAAATAATGATAGCCACCTCTAGGTGTTTTTTGTTTTAGTATTGTTCTTGTTATTTTTCCTGACTCACAAAACTCACAGGCTTCTTGTGTGTCAGCATCAAGCACCACAAATGTTATGCCTGTGATAGCGGCCCAATTACATTCTGGGTATTGTAGATACCATTGCTTTACTTCATTAAGTGTAGGTTGTTTCTTTGTGTAGTCAGCCCACTTAACTCTTGGTGTTTTTGACCAACGCTTTTGTAAAACAATATCATCTTCAAATGGATGTCTGCTTTTAAAGTATTCTGGAATAATGTCTGTGGTAGATCCACATGGTATTAAGTGAAAAAAGTTTTCATGATATGAGATGAGCATATCTTTGCGTTCATCATTTTGAATGTCTTGACCGACAAAATTTGGTTTTATTTCTATTGGCATTCGTCTACTGATCCATAAATGTTTTCCCAACCTAAAGCATAGCCTGTCATCTTGATTAATTTTTTAGCTTGATTAACTGAGGGTTGCCTGTTGCCATATCTCCATGCTTTAACAGTATCAACTGAAACTCCTAAATCTTTTGCTAGGTTTTCTTCACCTCGTTTTTTTATGTAGTCTTTAAGTTCCATAGTTCTCCTAAATAGAAAGGTGTGGGTTTGTTAAATACGCTAGGGGGAGTAGAGTATTTTTATATATTAATAAAGGGGGTTACCCACACCAAATATTATATTAATTGACTATATACAATAAGTAAAGTTTTTTTTTTACAAAACTATTGACAATGTAATTGATAGGAGTAATATAAACAATGTATTTATTAAATGGAGCAACTAATGAAAGACTATTCAAAACTTACTCTGCCACAACTTTTGGTAGAAAAGAAAAAGAATCTAGCAAAGCAAGCTGAACTTAAAGAACAAAGCTCACTGCTTGACTATGCTATTACTGCACATCCTGAGGTGCATGGACAAGTCAATCGGCTTTCTAATTCAGGTGGATCTACTCGGGTTCAACTCAATGGTATCATACCTAAAGATTTACGAGTGCAATATAAAGTTACTAGATCATGGGATCAAAACTTTTTATCACAAGTAAAACAAGACATACCTGAAAACTTATTTCCTTTTAAAACTAAGTATGTTGAGGACTCTGCACTATCTAAAATGATAGAGCAAAACTATCCTGATGTATTTGATAAGTTTCAAGAGGGTTTACAAACTAAGATTAACGAAAGGCCTTATGTGTCTTTTGTTGATCCATTAAAGGGGACACAATAATGAACATACATTACAGTGCAGTCATAATGCAAATCAAAGATACTATAAAAAGAGAGGTAGCACCTGGATTACATCCTAGTTGGGTTAATAAAATATTAACCATAATAGATGATGTAGAAACAGTTGCAGATGAAATGACTTCTCAAGGTTTAATATCTATGAATGATATGGAGGTAGACAACAATGAGTCTATTAAATGAAGTGACCACAGGAATACAAATCCCTGCGATCAAGATAAACGTATCAGGAACTGACGGCATAGGTAAAACTACCTTTGCTAGTAAAGCACCCAAGCCTATCTTTATTAAGACAGAAGCCGGGACTAACTATGTAGACACATCATCCTTTCCATTATGTGAAAGCTACGATGATATAGTTAATCAGATCAGAACATTGCATGATGAAAAGCATGATTACAAAACCGTAGTCTTTGATACAACAGATTGGGCTGAGAAGTTAGTGCAACAAAAAGTTTGTATGAATCACTCAATTAAATCTATTGAATCATTAGGATACGGTAAAGGTTTTACAGAGTCTGCTGAATTGTTTGGCAGATTACTACGCATGTTTGATGCTCTACAGAAAAAGAAAATGCACGTCATTTTACTTTCACATGTAGGCATTAGAACTTTTAATGATCCAGAGCGAGAGCCCTATGATCGTTGGGAGATGTCCACACATAAAAAAGTGTCAGCGATGATCCGTGAATGGGTGGACTTTAACTTGTTTGCAAACTACGAGGTATCAACTCGTACAAGTGGACAGGGTTTCAAGGAAACAACTCGGGCAGTGTCTTATGGCAAGCGTAAGTTGTTTCATAAATATACCGCAGCATTTGATGCTAAGAGTCGTGTTGATTTGGGGGTAGCACCTTTGGATCTTGATTGGACAGCTTTCATGACTGCATTTAAACAATCTTTAAAATCTAAAAAAGAAGGAGAAAAAAATGTCTGATTTTGAAATTAACTTGACGGAAGTTGAGGAAAGTGGATCGTTTGATCTGTTACCAGTCGGTGACTATGAGTTTGTAGCATCAGGCTGGGAAAATAAAACCAGTGGTAAAGGCGATAAGTATTTATCTGTTACCTTTGATGTTACTGGGCCTACACATGCTGGTCGTAAGATATGGGAAACTTTTATGCTTGAAGGAGCAGGGTTGAATGTGTCTGTTGCCAGGTTAAGAGACTGGAGAAGATCTATGGGGATGGATCCTGATGTCGAAGCCTTTGGCATAGAACAGCTTGAAGGCATGTTGAATGTTCCCTTGACTGCCAAGGTCAATGTTGAAGTTGGTAAAGATAAAGGGGACGGAACGAAGTGGGATGACAAGAATCGAATTGCAAAATTCATTCCAAGCGAGACCAATGGCGTGTCAGCTCCTTCGCAAAGTTCTAGTACAGAATCTGATTCTAATGATGATGATTTTGACTGGGACAAATAATTTATTTACAGGAGAGAGTAAATAAATAAATCGAGTGAGTGGCTTTATACCTCTAGTTTATATTATAAAGCTACTCCTCGCACCTAAGGGTAGTATAACCCTAAAATAATTTTTGGAGAAATTATGAATATAGATAAGAGAGAGGCTAGAGCCTTAGTTAAATCAATGACATCTTTATTAAACTCTTTAGATCAAAACTTTGACAGTTTACCTACTGATTTAAACGATAAAGTAAAAGAAGCTAAAATGTTATTGTTAAATGTAGATACGAGAACCGATCGACATAGAAAAATTTATAGAATACTTGGATTAAATTGAAACTACGCTACTACCAAAGAGATGCAATAGATTCTCTGCACAAATGGTTTGATACCAAACCAGCAGAGGATCACGCTTTAATTGCATTGCCTACAGCAGCAGGTAAGACTATTATCTTTTCACATTTTATTAAAGAGATATTTGCTAAAGATCCTAATGCCAGGTTTCTTGTCTTAGCACACAGAAAAGAATTGGTAGAGCAAGCAGAAACAAAATTAAAAACAGTATGGCCTGAAGCACCTGTTGGGGTGTTAGCAGCAGGTATGAAACGTTTTGAGATAGATTCACAAATACTTATAGCCAGTCGTGATACTTTAGCATCACCCAAAAGATTAGAGGCTGTAGGTAGTTTTGATTACATGATTATAGATGAAGCACATAATGTGCCACCAAGTTCACACACTAGATACAAAAAAATTATAAGCACTTTGTCTGATAGAAAGCCTATGCGTGTTATGGGTTGTACTGCAACACCATATCGTATGGGACAAGGTTATATCTATGGCAACCGTAAAGATCATTTCTTCAAAGGCTTGGCTTATTCAGTATCAATACCTGAACTGATCCGTAATGGTTTCTTATCCAGGCTATCTGCTTATGCTGTAAATGATAACGCTGTCATTGATGCAGGAGCTGTAGCACTAAAGTTTAAGAACGGAGACTTCAAAGAGAGTGAGTTAGAAAAGGTAGCTATGGTAGATGATACGATCTTACAAGTTATAAACGATTGGATTGACAACGCCTACACCAAAGGCAGAACAGCTACAGTATTCTTTTGTGTGTCAGTGCTACACGCAGAGAAGATGACTCAATGCTTGCAGAACTATGGGATCATGGCTGAGTGTGTGACAGGTGAGACACCAAAAGAAAAACGAGAGGACATACTAGAAAAATTTAATAACGGCTCAGTGCATGCTATATGTAATGTTGGTGTCTTGACCGAGGGTTGGGATGCTCCAAGAGCAGACTGCATAGCTTTGCTTAGACCAACACAAAGCGTTGGCTTGTTTGTGCAAATGTGTGGTAGAGGTATGAGACTGCATGATGATAAAGAAAACTGTTTGCTACTAGACTATGGAGAGAATGTAGCAAGGCATGGCTGTCTTGATGAGGTGCAACCAGATCGTACAGCACCGGGCAGATATCATCCTAAGATATGTGCTAGTTGTAATGCGATCAATTTACCCTCTGCTAGAAAATGTGTAGAGTGTGGACAAGAGTTTGAGGGATCTAAAAAGTTTCAAGAACTACAAACCAAAAAAGAAAAAGAAGTTGCTAGAAGAACTAAAGCAGAAAGGCAAGCTGTCTTATCTGATGAGAGAAAGAAAGCCAAGCCAAGATACAAACCTGTTACTGACATCTATGCAACCGTGACCAAATCCATGAACGGCAGTGAGTATTGTCAAGTGATCTTTACAGTTAAGGATGAGTTCTTTCCAAAGAAAATGCCCTTAATGTTCGGACATCCTAAAGCACACCACATGGCTGTTCGTAGATGGAAAAAGATAGCAGAGAAGTGGGGTGCTCCTAAGCAACCCTGGATGGCTGCTGAATTAATTAATAGTGGTGCCTTTGAAAACATATCAGAGATTGTCTTACAAAAGCAGGGCAAGTATGAGAATGTTATAGGGATCAAGACAAAACAAAACAAGGAGATAATGTTGTGATTGATGCTAACGATATAAAAAAAGCAAGAGAGATTATTGCAGAAGAAATAAAATCTTATACAAGTCAAGGTATAGGTGAAATTGCTACCTGTAGATATTTAGCTAACAAATACGATTGTTATTGGGAAGCATTACAAAAATTAGCAAATCAAAATTTTAAAAGTATTAAAAAATCTGTAGAAACAGCAGAAAAAATATTAGAGAAACAAATTGATTCTGATTGGTTACAAATGCAAGAAAATATATTGGAGAAACAAAATGAAAACTAGAACACTTACAGGCATAGAGCATATTAAAAAATGCACCTCACAAGGAACAGGTGGGCGAGGCCGTAGAATTAAAATTTCTACATCCCACATGAACAAATCAAAAAAAAGATCATACAAAGCATATAAAGGACAAGGCAGGTAAATAATGACAATCAATCATCTACTTGATGAAGTAGAAACAAACAACAAACAACCACGAAGATTTTATTTGGGTATCAGTGGTATCGGTAATCCTAATCAAAGGCTCCTTTGGATGCGATACCGCTGGCTCATGCCTAATGAATGGGAGCCAAGAGTTCTTAGGTTGCTAGACTTAGGTAATGTAGTAGAAGATCACTTGATCGAAAAGCTACGCAAGATACCAGGTGCGACTATCTACGATGTGCAAAAGGACGGCAGACAGTTTGAAACCAAAGCATTCGGTGGCCATTTAAAAGGACACATAGACGGTGTGGCTAAGAACTTACCTGGACTCAAACCAAACAAGCCATACTTACTAGAGTTCAAGACAGCTAACGACAATCGTTTTAACAAGCTAGAAAAACTAGGTAGCTATTGTAATTGGTCAGAGGAGTATGACGCACAAATCCATTTGTATATGGGCTTGTTTAAATTAGATCACTGCATAGCTATTGTTTATAACAAGAACAACTCTGCTCTATACACAGAGATCATAGACTTTGATTACTTAAAGTTTGAAATGTTTATGGACAAAGCTGAAAACATATTGAAGACCAAGACACCACCAGAGAATAACATACCACTGACTGACTATAGAATACGTAGCTATATGTCAAAGAAACAACAGGCCGCATATCTTGGTAGATCTTTGCCTGAAAAACTACACTGTAGGTCTTGTCGTTTTTCTAATCCAGATATTGAAACAGGCGAATGGATTTGTTCCACGCAGAACAAAGTGATAAGCAAGGAAAAACAAATCACAGGTTGTGCAAACCACAACTACATACCTGAACTAATACCAGCTAAAGTATTACAAGTTGATGATACCTTTGTAGTCTATGAGAAAGATGATTTTAGGTTTGTTAATGTAGCCAAAGACAAACAATCTACAGGAGATAATTTTTATTCTAGCAAGGAGCTGATAGAGATTGTCAACAGCAACTTTCCAAAAGAACTGATCGTTCAGTGTGAGAATGTTAGAAAGCTTTTGAATGGAACAATATCTAGTATAAGACCTTGGGTTGAAACAGGCGTGCCTTTTTAGGGACTACCTGTAAGTTTTTTTTCTTCTTCTTCCCTTAAAACTTGAGCTGCTCTTGATCTATCTATTTGTAGTGGGTTTATAAAAGCACCTTCAAGATCCTGTCTTAGTCTTTGTTCAGCGACAGGGAAGACAGCTGGATTAACTTGTGTTCCTTTTATACGTGCTTCTCTTAATAAGTCTGGGCTTACTGTAATTGGTTTAAATATTCCTCTCATAACCATTTCATAGTTAGCAACCTTAGCATCTTTTAGTTTTTCTTTTATCTGTTGTTCAGACATTCCTAATGCTCTTGCATCTTCTATTGCAGTGTATAACTCTCTTAAGGCTCTAAATCTATTTTCATTTTGTCCCATATATCCTTGCAATAATTGTTCTGATGTTTTGGGATCATTACTTCTAAGTAATCTATTAAAAGTATTAGTTGCATCTCTTATAGCATCGTTAGCCTCAAAGCCTCTGTATCGTAATGATCTATCTACTTGTGGTTTAACTACTTTTAATCCAGTAAAGGCTTGCATTAAAGTTTCTTCTACGTCTATAACATTACCCATTCTATCTATTATTTTATCTTCGCCTTTTTTATTGGTGCTACCAAAAACTGCACGTGGAAAGTTTTTAGATACCATCTGTGGCGGTGATACTCCAAGTGCTCCTTTACCAGTTATATCAGGTTGTATTCTAAATGGCGTAACAGTTGGCAAAACTTGATCTGAAATATGATACATACCTTTAGCAACTTTATCTCCTAAAGTATCTGATACTCCCCATATTTTTTTACCTGTAGATGTTTCTCCTCTTGCGGCATCATTAAAAGCTTGTAGAGAAAACGCTGGTTCTACAAAGGGTTGGAACATTTCTTGTACAATACCGCTAGTTCCATCGAACATGATTTTTGTTAAAGATTCTTCATCACGATTACCGTTAGCCACTTCTTGCATTACTCTTGTTACAGGTCTTTTAAGATAGTCGTATGGGTTCATGTAACTAAAGTTTATAAACTGTGTAGGATTGCCGTCCTTATCAGATGCTATTGGTATAAGCGATGCTGTTCTATCCCAAGGTGCAGCGAATGATCTTTTATAAGCATCTATCTTTTCTTTTGTTACACCTGTTAGTGCTGATCCAAGAGCAACTAATCCAGTTGGCAAAGCAGTGGTTGTGGCTACAGCACCAGTCAGTCTTCTCATGCCTATTTTTTGTAATTCTTTGCTGTCGCTGGCTAACTCTCTTATACTTCTTGATACAGCATTGCCAGTGTTTCTTATTATTTCAGCAGGGAACGCAACAAAGTTACCAAAGGGTGAGTTTCTTATAACAGAGCCAACTCCAGGCACAACTCTTTTATAGTTCTGTATGGTGTTAGCAGCTACCTCTCCCATCTCACCTCTAACAAAAGACTCTAAACCTTCTTCGCCATATTTATTTATAATCGCAGATGGTTTTATTCTTGCTCCACCTTTACCAGCTTCAACTAAATCTGAAAACTTTACTAAATTTTTTGAAGCGTCTATGGGAATAAATGAATCTGGTTCTTTTAAAACAGCTTGTAAAAACCTTTCTTTTTCATTTAAGTATCCGAACACACGACCAGCATCATCAGTCATGCCGTATGCTTTTTCAAACAGTTTCATACTGCTAGCGTCTTTAGCTTTTCCTATTTGTGATGCTAACTTAAATTCATTACTTGCTAATTTTGCTATCTCTTTTATCTCTCCAAGATTTGCACCACCTCTTTGTAATATGCCCTCTTCTATGACCTCGTTAATCTTATCTGCTTTTAATATTCTTTTTTTAGGATCAAACAGTCCAGAAAAACTTGTTCCTACAGCATCTACAAATCTACCTGTGCTACCAAGATTACCATTTAATAAAGAGAAAAATGGAATACTCGTAAAGTTTCTTACCTGTGCACCTGGAGATAAAACTGTTTTACCATACTGTGACGCTGCTTTTATGCCTAAAAACCCTGTGTAATATCTTCTTAAAATACTTGAATTACCAACTTGATCTGATACAGCGTCCATCAAAGCATCGTGCACATCTGCCCTTGCATAAGATCCTGCGAGTGCACCTGCATCTTCGTTAAATCTTTTAAATATTATTTGCTCTTTTGGATTGTTAGGATTTGATACAGGAACTTCATTTAAAAACTTTCCATCTTGAGACATACCAAACTCTTTTGGTTTTAAAAATTTAACTCCACCTGTTTTATCTGCAATATCATCTAATTGTTTTAAACTGTTAAACATTTCTGCCTTGGCTGTTAAAGCAGACAATCTTTGAGATGTAACACTAGCAGTAAGTTTGGTATTGTTTAAGGCAGACTTCCAATCACCCTCTAAGTAACCAGCAGATTCTCCCAAAGCCCTTCTTGTTTCTGGGAGATTAGTTAAAGTTCTACCTTTTAATATACCACTGTCTGAATTTAATCCTTGTAAAAACATTTGATCTGTTTCAAAAGCAAAACTATTTTTATTTTTAGGCCCAGGATTTAATAGTCCACTAAAAGCGTTCTCTGCTTCTCCTTTACTAATGTCAAATGTTTCTTGTATTTCTTTTATAGCCTTAGCTTGAAACTCTGGATTAATTGTAAAAGTATTATCAAGCATAGCCTTATATGCTCTTGTTCCATACAAACCTGCATTTGCTACTATTGTATTTCTAACTTCTTCTGGTATAAATAAGTGCATAAAACCATCTGCACCTTCGTCACTGTAATTTAAAACATTTTGAGAGTAGGTATCAAACACATCTCTGTTGTTTTTTAGTAGCGTAGATATTTTTAGACCTTCTCCAAGACCCATAGATTTGTAATTAATATATCTGTTCTCTAAGTCTTTAATGTTTTGCTCAGCTTGTTTCTGTAACTTTCTTGCTTCTTTAATTTTATCTGCTGTTTTCATGTTAGGAGATTGAAAGTCAACTCTTATTCTAGGAAACATAAAGTCTTCTATGTTTCTTGACAGAGCTAAAGCATTGGTTTGGTTTATTGTGCCTTGATTAACAGCTTTTTGAGTTGTGTTGATCACAGTATCAAAGGTAGCATCTACAGCTTCTTGAGCAGCTTTAACTTGAAATGTTTTGGTAGCCATTGTTTGTGCTGTAAAATTATCTGGTCTTTCTGATGCAAAGGTAAAATACTTTTTAAGATTACTAGCCATGCCAGTATTAGAATCAAAGGCAGTCTTTTGTAGCTCTCCACTTTTACCAGATGTTAATGCTTTAGTTGCATAAGAAGCCGCTGGTGCTAATGAATCTATTGCGGTGCCTCCTATACTTAATGCTAGTTTACCTGCAAGTGGTAGCCCTAATATAAATGCGGCACCTTCTCCTGCTACTTCTAGTCTATCTAATAATCTAGCTTGAGCCGCTTCAGCACCTTCAAGCCTAGCTAATCTATCTTGATCTGATTCGCTTTTAGTTATGAATGTATCAGCAAGAGTCACTACATCATCTGTAGCTACAGCTCCGTCAACTAATCCACCAGCTAGTGCTGAATTAATTTTGCCCATTTTACCGTATCTTGATAGGACTCCTGCAACACCAAAGCCAGGTAATCCAAACTGCACCATGTATCTTGTTACTTCACCTGCTGTAGTTTCAGCCTCTCCCGGATCAATGCTTTGATAGTATTCTGTAACATCTTTAGTTAAGTCAGTGTCAGCAAATAGATCAATGCCTGATGTTACTGTAGTAGCTAGGCCTTCTCCAATCTTTTGTAAACCTCTTACACCTTGACGAGCTACATCCCCTAAAACACTAACTTCTCCTTTCTTGCTTAGTTCGTAACGTCTTTTAGCTTCAGCTATAGTCTCTGGTTTTTTATCAGGTATGTAAGAGGAAGAACCATCAGCAAAAGTAATGGTAGGCATTATTTTATTTCTAATTTAAAGTCAGAATTACCGACAATGCTTACACCTTGACCAAGTAAAGCTGTTATTTGAGAAGGCCCAATAGGTATTCCTCTGTATGTAAGCTGATAATTTCCTGCAGCTATTTGATCTAATGGAATATTTTGTAGGACTGCTGCTGTATCTACTAATTGATTATAGAGTGCTGTCCCTTGTTCTGCTTTTATATCTGCTAATAACACCCCAGCTTTAGCTGATTCAGATTCTAAATACTTATCATAAAGATCTGGATTAGCTTGTAAGAATTGAAGCATCTTAGCATCAGCAGGTAGCATGTCAGCTTGTCTTGTTTCTTCGCCTAAGTATCCCTCACCAAATGCAACGGCTGGATTAATAGGTACATATCCTTCTACTGGTTTCATCATGTTTAAGAAACCTGCCATCATCTTCTTAGCAAAGTCAGGATCTCTTTGTACTTTGTCAGCGTATGCACCAGGTAATGATTTTAAATAGTTTCTAAACTTAGGTTTGTCTACAAAATTACCTTTATCATCTAATTGAAAACCTTGATCAGTAATCAATCTATTTTTCATAATGTCTGCCCATGCACTAGGATCTCTGTCAGGAATAACTGCGTCTGTATCGCTGTCGAAGATGTTATCATCTGTTATGATTACATCATCTTTTATAGGTCTATCTTGTTCAGAGCCATCAGAATCTCTTAACATACCGGGTATTAAAGCAGCACCAGCAAGTATTGCTTTAGTTCCCTTGGCTTTTGTAGCAGGATTAAATATGTTTGGACTGAGATAAGGTACAGGATTTTGAAAAAATCCTTGTTTGGGTAGATCACCTTCTGGAACTCCTCCACCTGTTTTGGGAGTACCACCTGTGGTTGTATCATCTAACTTAGTAGCAGGAGTTTGTTGTCTGCTTTGATTAAACTCATCTGCATCTGCTTTTCTTCTAGCTGCTGCATCAGCTTTAGCTTTAGCATCTATATCAGCTTGTCTTTTCTTCTCAGCTTTTTTAAGATTTGCTTTTCTTTTTCTTTCTGCCGCTGCTTTCTTTTGTGCTGGAGTTTGTTTTTTTGGTTTTAGTTTTTCATTAATTTTTGTGCCACTAGACTTAGGTTTGTCTGGAGTTTTAGTTTCAACTTTATATCTTTTATCTGGTGTGCCATCTTTTTTTAGTTTAATTTTCTTTTTAGTCTTATCTAGGAAAGTTTTACCACCTTTTTTTACAGCACCACCTTTTGCAAATCCAATTATGCCTCCATCTTTTTTACTAAGTATTTCACTATCAACTGTTCCAAATACATTAGGCATAGAAGGTAAAGATTCTTTTATTACCTCAGCCATTGCTTCTCTTCCTTCAGGATCTTTTGCAATATCATAAAACTCTGGAACCATTTTAGCTATTTCAACATATTCACCTATGCCACCTTTCTTAACTAGAGAAGGATCTTCTCTAATTTGATCTCTAGCTTCATAGCTATAAAGTTCCGCAGGCCCAATTCTTGATATTGTTCTTTCGTTTGTAGTTGCCATGTCAGCCAATTCATTTCTTAATGCTAGTTGTCCTGTTGCACCTAAGGCTGTTGCTCTTGTACCACCAAGAATTAACCCATTAGCAGCTGCCATATTATCTATTGGATTAGTGGTGAATAAATCTTTTGCTTTTGTACCCATTGATCGTTGAGCATTTTTTATGGTCTCAACTTTTTTCATTTTATCTTTAAGTTTATTTCCTTTAACACCTAACTTAATAAGTTTAGCTGCTATTGCTGCTGGAGGAAAAACCATAAGACCTGCTATTGCATAATCAACAGGATCGGTTGGATCAAATACAAGATCAGTAAAGTCTCTAAGGTTTGCACCTGATCCTTCAGCAGTTCTTTGAAGATTCATAAATCTTTTATCAGCATCGCCACCGTTAGCAAATCCTTCTATGCCACGTCCTCTAAGAATATCTTTTTGAGTTACTTTGCCGTCACCTGTTAGATCAGGAAAGCCACCTTTTTTTAATCTTACAGGCTCCATACCTGACATTATTCCTTGCATTACAATACCTTAGCGTAGTCAACAGCGTAGTAACCGTCTTTAACTATTACTGCATCTGGTTTAACTTCTAATACCTCTTGAGCTAGTACACCTTCTGTTGGCTCTGAATCTATACCAAGCTCTTTAGCTTTGTCATTCCAATCCCATGTATACCAACCAATGTTAGGCTCAATGTCTGTTACTTTAGTAATATTAGTTTTTAACTCTGAGTCAGAGAACATACCAATCAAAGTTCCTATAGTACCTGCAGCACCTGCCGCTTTGGAGAAGGTGCTTGGATCTTGATAAGAACCACGTTGATAAGCACTTGTACCAGTACCACCAGAGATTCCTCCCATTGGTGATCCAGCAAGTAACGCTTGACCAACTTGTAATCTTTGTAATGGTTCTTGAGCAAGCTGTTGTGCTGCACCAAACTGTCTTGATAGTGCAGCTTGTTGAGTTGCTTGACCTTGTTGACCAAGTTGATTTAACAGATTAATTTGATTACCTAGCATTCCTTGTCCTTGCTGTCCTAGACCTGCAATGCCTTGACCTAATGCTGCTTGTTGTCCGCCTAAAGCTGCCTGTTGCCCACCTAAACCTGCTTGTAAGCTTGCAAGTCCAGCTTGTCTACCTTGTTGTGCTTCAAATGATTGTCTTGCAGCATCTTGTGCTCTACCAAAACCTTGACTTCTAATAGCACCTACAGCCTCTGCTGCACCTCTGCCTGTTTGTCTTGCTAATTCTTCTTGGGCTATTCTACCTCTTGATCCACCAAACGCACCTTGACTGATAGCTCTATCACGTAGCCCTATGTCTTGTTGTGCTGATGCTCTGTTTATATCTTCTAATGTTTGTTGCACCACTTGATCTTCGTATGGATCATAAAATAATGATACGCTACTAGGATCAAACGCTTGAGTTGCACCTATACCACTTTGTTCTGCTCTTTGTAACGCACCTAAACCACTTGATACAGTTCCAGCACCTTCTTCTATCATGCCTCTAGCTTGATCTACAAAAGGCATAAATTGACCTAAACCTTGTGAAGCTTGTCTTGCTTGTATTTGTAATGGTGTAAGGCCTGCTGTTTGTTCTATTGGTATATCTCTAGGTCTGGATATTAAACCCTCATATTCACCAGGAGAGCCAAAGTAAGAAGCAAGAAGTCTTCTTGAGTAGTCCTCCATATAAGGAGATATAAAAGAGTAACCTGTTTCTGGAGTTGTTATTACATCTGCTGGAGGTGCTTGTTTAGTTTTACTGCTAAATATTCCCATTATCCGTATTTCCTCATCATTTGTTCGCCTTCTTTTTGTAGAGCATACATTTGACGTGCACCCTCTAGGCGTTGTTCATATTCATCTTGTGGGTTAGCACCTGCTGCTAAACCCATACCTCTAACTGCTTTAGCATTAACAACAAATTCACCATCACTTAACATGGCTGGTATTTTGTCGCCTCGCTCTCCACCAGGGCCTGTAATTAATTTGCTTCTATCTACAAACTCACCATCAGCTGCGTATAGCTGACTTGTTATTCTTCTTGGCTGTAGATCATCTACATAAGTAGCTTCTTTAGGAGGTGCTACTAATGGTGAAAAAGGCGTGCCTTTCATTTGTGAATAAAGTTTTGATACCTCACTAGGATAAAATCTGTAAGCATCTGGTGTTTCGTCTCTAGCATCAATAGATATAGATGCTCCAGGAGTTTGTGAACCATAGCTGCTACGACCTATTGCACCAATACCTCCGTAACCTCTTGCCAATCTAGCCAATGCAAGTTTTGCTTGTTGTTCTGCAATTTCTTCTTCTGTTGGTGGAACATAACTTGCTATTCCACCTTTGCCTACTTTACCACCCAAAACATCATTTATGTAATCATCAATATCAAAGTCATCAAAAATAAATTCATCTTGCATAAATCTTCCACCAAAACCTAACATGCCACCTCTTTGAAATCTTTGTATACCAACTTTTGTTGCTTTAGTTCCGCCTATAACACCTTTAGTTCCAGAAAAATCTTCTGTCATTTGTGGAGTACCGCCCATCATACTTTCTATATCTCCTAAAGCACCTAAGCCTTGCATTATTCTATTTCTTTTGTCTTGTTTGGCCTCTTGTTTAGCTGTCTCTACTGATTGTTCTAAGTCATCTCTAGCATCATCTTCTACTGTTCTTGTGTTTTCCATATAATTATCAAAAGCAGATTTATCCATATCATAAGGGTTGTCTTTATCGTATTTTACTGATAAGTCTGGCTCAAACTTAAAGTTTGGATCCATTACATTATATAGATCTTCGCCTATCATATCTCCTAATAAAATTGATTCTAAACCTCTAGGATTGCCTGGTATATTATCTGGTACATTTATGTTTGCAGAACCTATAGAAGAACCAGGTGACATTGGCCCAGGTTGAGGCATTATGTTGCCAAGATTCATAAGGGCTTCTGTATTAAAAGGCATTCCACCGTTTTGATAGTACATAAGCGTACCACCATCTTTTGCTAGTGCCTGTATTCCTTTATTACCTTCTGATATTTTCTTCATATTTAATTTGCAGTTATATTGATGGATATGTTTCCATTAGTTTTAACAGAAAGTGATCCTACTGATGCAGCCATCTCAAAGCCTTGTGAACTGCTTGGAGTATGTAACTGTATCCATTGATTGCCAGTATAAACCTGTAAAACATCAATAGATGTATTCCATATTACATCACCAGCGTTAAAATTTAAAGATGATATTTGAGAATCGTTAAATTGTGGTGTAGAGTTTGGATCAAAACTACCTAAGTTTATTTCAAGTATTCTAATTAATCTGTTAAAAGTATTTGGTTCAACTTGACCATTCGCTTGAGGCAATCTTGTTTCAAGAAGTTTAGCCACTATCTTCTACCATCGTTTTTAACATCTATTCTACTAGAGCCTAGTCTCCATTTAAAACCTGTTCTAACTCCTATAGCTGCGTCATCATCAGACTGAACTCTAAGAACCAACTGTCTACCTCTAGCACGTGTAAAGTTTTGTTGGGTAGAGCTAGTAACATCGTTTGTTGAGTTAGTGGTTAAAGTATCGCCCGGAAAGTTACGAGTTTTAAGAACAAAGTTTATTTGGCCACCAGATGCAGACGAGCCAAAAAACTTTACATCAGGAATAATTCTGCTAACAAAACCAAAATTATCTCCGTCATCTATATCTATATCTCCTGATTCTATATAAACATTGTCCATAGGCAAGCCATCAGCATCATCGGAATTTTCATGAATATATAAATATCCTGTGCTATTGTCTTTACCTGTTGCTCTTGGTTTTTCAAATACACCCTCATCTAACCAAGCTGTTCTGGATAAATTACCTATACTCCAAGCACCTTCTAAATAATTATAAGTTACATATCTATCTATTTCAGTTGAAGAAGATGAACAATAAAACCAACCAACTTCGTTAAACTCTTTATTTGTAAAAGCTATAGTTTTAAATGATTGTGATGAATTAAAATCATCTAACACGTAATTTAGCACACTACATACCAATCTTTTTACTGATCCTGAATAAGCATAAAATCCATCTCTTGCCATCCAATACACGCTATCTGGTGCGTTTATAGCTGCATTAGGAGATATAAGTCCTACGTTTTCATTTATAAGATTTACACCAAAAGTAAAAGGTGCACCTACAAACTGCATACTATATAAAGATGTATCAGTCCAAATAAGTATTTCTTGTCTTGATCTTAAACCACCTACTATTTGTGATCCAGATGATAGTCTTAGCGATCCTGCTGTGTTGGTAGCAGTTGGCTCCCAATTAGTTGCACTCTCTTGATCTGAAAAAGCTATGAGCATGGGATCTATAGTTCCTGTTCTTGAACTACCACTAATAGGATCAGCACCTAAAACTATAACGTGTCTATCAATATCACTTACAATAACTTGTAGACCTTTAGTTGGTGTAAGATTTGCACCACTTAAACTGCTTAACTCTACTGCTCTAGTGCTTGTTCCATTAGTTTCATCCCAATAATAAATACTACCTGCTCTTGGATTAATAATTAAATCTTCTCCAAAAGCATCATGTGACCACAATCTTAATTGTCCAGTTTCTGTTAGTGCTGTGCTTGACCCCCATGTTCCAGCACCCCATGTGCCTGATCCCCAACCAGTTGATGCTACATAAACATCTAGTCCTACACTGATTTGATATGTTCCTACAACTGAACTTCCTCCGTTGCCACTATCAGATGAGTTAGCTAAAACAGTTGTACCAGATGTATCTTTAGCTTCTATGGTATAACTATTTGCATTTACTACGGTTGCTATTTGATATTCTTGATTTAATACGGCAGCAGTAATGTTACCACCCAAACTAGATGCACCACTAAATGTTACAAAATCGTTTTGCACAGCACCATGAGCCGTATCTGTAACAGTAATAGTTGCGTCACCATCCTCTACTTTAGCAAAGGTTACATCACCTGCACTTGTGGTTGATCTTATTGGAGTAACATCATCAAAGCTAAGTCCTTGTTTTATGTAATATTTGAATGTAGTTCCAAGACCTAAATATTTAGTTGAATCTAAAGCAACCCAACCTAAAAGTGCTCTGCCTGTTCCTAAATAAGAATTAGTAGTTTCTTTTTCCCAGCCACCTATTTTTTCTGGTAATCCTTTTCTAAACCTAACTAAATTACCATCTGACCAACCACCTTCATTCATAAGATCAGTCATCTCTTTATTGATACCTGGTGTAAATTGTAATTTACTTAAAGGCATTTTTAGACCTCATGCCATTCTTTACCTTCAAATAATAAAGCCTCAGCCTCTCTTCTTCTTACCAAACCTTGTAAAACCTTTCCACCAGCTTTGTTCCATCTTTTTATTTGTGCTGGTACATCATTCCAATCTGGGTGTGAGGTATTTAATACTTTTAATAAAGTTGAACTTTTTAAATTAGCTGGCCCAAGATTAAATACCCATGAAACCATAGCGTCAAATTCATTTTGTTTTAAATCAGTTTCAACTAAATCATTTATATAACCTTCGTATTCTTCCATTTCGTGTAATAACAATTCATCGGCTTCTTCTTGGGTAATGGTATCACCCTCTTTTACACCTTTGGTAGATCCATAGCCTATTGTCCAAACTCCTGCTGCACATTTGTAAGCTTCAAGCTCACAACCCTCAAACTTTTTAATTAGGGATAAACCCTCTTGTGATATCTTCATATTACTCTCCTTTATCGTTGGTGTGAGATGCTCCAAAATAGAACGAAATAATCGCACTTGCTAATCCTCCAAGATAACCAAGCACTAAATTAATTAATGCTTCGCTGTTTTGTTCTGGTGGTTGAAGGGTTACTAAAAATATGTAGCCTAAGAAACCACCTATGGTAAATAAACCTATAATTCTTGCAGTCCAGTCTTTGCTAAACATACCTCTAGCATTTTGTTTATCTGCTACTTCTAACTTAAATACATCTACATCAAGTTCTTTCATTTGCACTTCAAACTCTTGTTCAGCTTTTTTAAGTTCTAACATTTGCTCTGGTGTTGCATTTTGCATAGCTTGTTGTATGGATTTTTGATCGTTAGATACGCCTAACACTTCAGCTATTTTACCCATAGCCATTCCACCTAAAGGGCCTCCCATAGCAGAACCTAATGTTGGAGCTACAGCTCCAACTATATTTTTTAATAATCCTTTCATACTAATATACTCGTTAATACAGCTATACCAATCGCACCAAGAAAGCCAAACACCCCAAAAGTTGCTGCTTTCATAGTTGAATTAATATAGGTAATTTCTTCTTTTATATCAGAAAACTCGTTAAAAGCAGTTTTCCAACGCTCATGTGATATTGTTTCTAACTTTGTAAGCCTTTCTGCTACATCGTTTACTGTCATTTTTTTATTAACCATCTGCTACTATTGTATAAATATTTATTGGTTTTTCTTTACCTTTAACATATATGCTTTTTAGCTCTCTCAATATAATTTGATCACTAAAGTTTTTTACATGAATAGTATCATAACCTATAACAATATCTTCTCCAACTTCCTTAGTAGAACTTTCAAGCCTAGCAGCAAGGTTTACTGCATCACCTATAGCAGTATAATCAAACCTAGTTTCACTTCCCATATTGCCTACAACAGCATATCCACTATTAACTCCTATACCTATCTCTACACCAAGATTGGCTTGTTTTATTTGATCTTGTATCTCTTTTGCACATAATACAGCAGCAGTTTCATGATCTGGTAAATCTATAGGTGCATTAAATATGGCCATCATTGCATCGCCTATGTATTTATCAACCATACCGTCATACTCTTTTACTGCATCTGCTTGTATAGTAAGTGCTTTATTCATTATTTCTGTAACTTCTTCTGGTTCTAATTTTTCAGACATAGCAGTAAAGCCTCTTACGTCAGTAAAAAGAAAGGTGCAATACCTACGCTCACCACCTAAAACTAAAGAATCTGGATTATCTTGTAACTTTTTAACTTGGCGTGGATCAAGGTAGTGTTCAAACTGTTTTTTAATTTGTTGACGTAGTTTATATTGCTGTCTAAATCTTAAATAAAATGCTACAGATCCTGTAATAAACTCTGATATTAACGTCCAAGATACATCTACTAATAACCCTTTGCTTATAAAGTAATACCCTAAACCACCAGTTATAAACATTAAAAATGTAGCAATAGTAATACCCCAAGTAATTCCAAGTAAATGTAAAGCAAACCAAACTAATGTTACAAAACTGACAAGCATTACCAATTCAGCAGCTAAAGACCAATCAGGAATATATGGACTATCTTGCACCAATATAGACTCTGCAAGTGCAGCTTGAATCTTATGTGGCTCTAATAAACCAACTGGTGTTGCTATTTGTGGCATAACACCATTTGCAGTAACGCCTATAAAAACAAACTTACCTGCAACATCCATTTCTTGTAATGTCGTTTGTGGTGTATTGATCCAACTTATCCACTTTCTGCCCAAGCTATCTGTTTTTACAGGTGGTATTCCTCTAATTGATATTTCTGATATGCCATTATCATTAGTTTTTATAATGTATGTTTTTACATTAAACAAAGCCTTATATATCTGTGTTCCAAAACTAGGTATCCATTCATTATTAGGTGTTTTTACTAAAAGAGGTATTCTTCTTACAAGTTGATCTACATCTGTGGGAGCAATGGCTAACCCTTGAAGTGTTTTATTTGACAAGAGAGGATGGTTCGCCTTCACTCCCAAACTTATTATACCACCATTATCTTCGCCAAGCACAACAGTTCCAGGTGAGGCAGGATAATTACCTTTGCCGTCTTCAAACATAGCTATTACAGACGGTGCATATTCTAATGCTGCAGCAAATACTTCATCACCACCCATTCTGTCAGCTTGTGGAAAAGATATAACCCAACCAATACCTACTGCACCTTTATTAAGTAAATCTATTTGTATTTCAGCTAATCTTTGTCTTGGTAATGGATAACCACCTTCTCGTTCTACATCTTCTTCAGTAATATTAAGTATGACAAAATTGCCTGATTCTTCTGGTATTTTTATAAAAGTGTCATACACTTTAAGTTTTAATATTTCTGTAGGCGTGCTTTGGAATACTAGAGGTAGTGCTAGTATTATAAGTATAGGCAATAATAGTTTCTTCATCCGCTACTTTGATTAATGGTTATAACAGAATCTCCTCCGCCATTTATTTTTACTATATTAGATACTCCATCTTGGATTAAGATCACTGTATAGCCGTTCCCTGAGTTTAAATCTACTTGTACGGATTCACTAATTTTTCTACGTAAACTTATAACTTGTCCTGCTACTATTGTAGTTATTTGAGTGTTTGAGTCTTGACCAATTAAAGTACCAGAAATGTTTACACCTGTAGCTAAAGCTAATTGATCTTCTTCTTTTTCTATTGCTAAAGCATCTAAAACATTTAATAAATCTTCAAGAAAGTTTACATCTAAATAATTTATATCTAATTCTGTAAACTCTAAACTATTATCTTCTAGCAAATCCTCAGCTAAATAATCTACATCTAAATCATTAAAGTCTAATAAATTAACTGTTTTAGTTGTTGCCGTTTCTTCTTGTGCAATATCCTCTTCTTTAGGTGGCGTAACAATTAACATATTATCAATAATATCTAATGTTAAATCTAATATTACAGGTTTAGTAGGCGAACTTTCAAATACATTTACAGTAGTAGCTTCATATGGTTTATTTAATAAAACACTACCAGTTGCTGTAACTACCTCTATTTCGCCACTAGAAAGCCCTAAAGCATCTGGCAGCAATATTATAAGACTACGCCCTAGTTCATCAACTGTAGCCGTAAAATCAGTTCCACGAATAGCTATATTAGCTGTAGGTGTTTTTAAAGATATGTTTTGCTTATCTATGCGGTTTAAATTGCCAGTAATAAACCTTGCTGTACCAAGTCCAAAGGTAAGAGCCATCTTTGCTTTACTTGGGTCAGGGTCATAGATATATTCATCTATTAAAAGCTGTGAATGTTCAGTTAGCTTTACAGTTGAATCATCTAAAAAAGTAATAGCCATACGACCATTTTTAGTTATAGCTTCATCGTTGCTTTGTATAGCAAACTTTAAATTAGCTTCGTAAGGTTTATCTCTTACAATTTGTGCTGAACCATTTAGTTCAGATATATCTCCAATATCAGCAGCTTGTGCTTGTACCTTGGTCGTTTTGAATAACGCACACAGTACCACTATTGCCAATAGATAGAATTTTAAGCCAGTCATTATCTTGGGTACTTGCTTGTGTAATATTAAATGTTCTGCTGTTGCCTGTTTGGTCTAAATAAAAATAACCACCAGCATAACCAGAACCTGTAAAGTTTATTGTGTTGCTATCACCATCAACATCAACATAAGAAGTGCCACCATCATAATTAATATCAAAGTCAAATGTATTACTTTCACCCTGTATAATCCAATCTAAATCTAATGTAGCAGCTAATGCACTTGTGCCATGGTCTAAAGTAAATGTATTAGAACTACCTGTAACATCAACATTATAGTTTGAACTATCAATACCATAAGTATTTGTTGGGTCGCCTTGAATAGTAAAAGTATTACTATCGCCATCAAATTCAAAAAAGCCTGTTACAGAATCTCCTAATATATCACCAAGAAATTTGTTTGTATCACCTATTTGGTTTATATCTAATGTCATAGTAATACCATCTAAATCTAAAGCAGTAAGAGTTCCTGCTACAGAATTTAGACCACCAATAATATTTCCAGAACCAAGTTGTTCTAAATCTATATTTGCTGTTGCACCTGATTGGTCAACATAAATTTCGTTATCAGCCCCGTATATTGTCAATGCAGTCAGCATCACAATCAGGCTCATCAATTTTAATTGCTTCATTTTTTTTCTCCCAAAAACCTTTGTTATAACCTATTTTTACTATTTGCAAAACTGCTTCTTCTATAGCTTTTTGTAAAGCTAAAGTTGTAGGCTCGTTTTCTGCATCTCCTGTTTCTATTTCTACAAGTTCCGTACCTGCTTCAATAAACCTAAAAACATCTTGTGATTGTCCATAACTATAAATTTGTTTATTTACTAAAACATCAATTAATACTTCTCCTGTAGCTATGGAAACCATACGTAAAGCAACTGTTATATTGTCTATACGATACTG